ATCGCGGTCTCATTTCCGATTACAGGCGTATTTACGGCGGGTAACCACTAGATCGGCGGTCAGCCAATGCCACAGAAACCCTTCTGCGGCATTCACGGGCAGCCGATAGCCCGAAAGGAAGGAAGAAAAACCATGAAAAGAGAATTATTGAAAGCTTATCACTACACTGTTCTGTTTTTTGAAAACACGGACACCACCGAAAACGCTGCAGATTATGTTCTGGACCTTCTGCCCGCTGGCGCGGAAACGGTACGGGAAGAGGTACGCCGCGTGGCTGCGCTTTATGGCTGTGACCACATCCGCAGTTCCTTTAATGAGGAATCATACTACATTTTCAAAAACGCGGACAACGCGCTTTCTGCCCTGATCGCCGCCGAAAAGGAAGATCAGGAGCCGGAACCCATGAAGGAAAGCAACCCTTCTGCAATCCTTGCCCGCGATGCAATGCAGTTCTTCTTCGATGATGACCCGTGGAACGGGATGACCGAAGAGGAGATGACGGAAGCCCTTTACGACTCAATTCAGGAAGACCCCGCAAGCATTATCGATGACATCCGGGATATCATCGACACGGACGACCGACTCCGGCGGCGTGGTGAAGACCTGATAGCGCGTCTTTCTGCTCTTCTGGGAAAATGATCGCAAAATGTGTTTAAAAACTGTTGAAAAACGCAAACACCTCACCTATACTGTGTTTAAACACAGGAAGGAGAAAAACATGACATTCATCAAAAAGAAAGATCTTGAAACGTTACAGCAGGTTAGAACGGTATTAGAGGGGAAGCGAGCTGACATGACAGCAAGCGAAACGAGGACGCTGGAAGAATTTTGCTCCCTTCTGGACTCGATCGAGACAGAAAACGAGACAATCAAAAAGCGAACCCGCGAAAGCATGAGGAAATACCGCTCCACTCCGGAAGGAAAAGAGAAAGATAGAATACGGCAGCAGAAAGCAAGCCGGAACTATTACCAAAAGAAAAAAGCACAAAAGGTTTCCACAGAACCAACTGAATAAAACCAAAAGAAAAGGAAGGAAAAACACCATGACAAAAACATATTTCACCCCGGATCCAGATCTTCTGTGGGGTTCCACGTTCTACGAAGCCGCAAACACGGACGCGTTCGTGGGTTCCAATGCTTCTACGGTTCTGCTCGGACGCGGTGTCCTGATGGACATTGAAAAGTGTCCTCACGTGCTGATCGCAGGCGAATCCGGCAGCGGAAAGTCTGTGATGATGCACAACGTCATCTGCAGTCTTCTGCTTAAGAATAGCCCGAACACGATGCAGATGCTCCTGATCGACCCAAAGCGGGTGGAGTTCAAGTTTTTCTACAAAAATAATCCCTGTCTCTTCTGCCCGGTCGTTACGGAACCGGAAGAAGCCCTGCAGAGACTTGAAGAAGCCGCAAACGAAATGATGAACCGTTACGACATCATGGAAGATGAAGGAAAGCGGTTCTGGACAGGCAAAAAGCTTTACATCGTGATCGATGAAATCGCAGACCTCGTTTCCACAGGTGGCAAAAGACTTGAAGCAGTCATCGAAAAGATCGCGCGTCTCGGACGCGGAGCTGGTGTCCATCTGATTGTAGCAACCCAGCACCCCACAGCAAAGGTTCTGTCCCGGCAGATCACAACAAACCTCGATACCCGGATTTGTCTCCGAGTAAATGACGCTTCTGCTTCTCGGCTCATTTTAGGCGAATCTGGCGGGGAAAAACTTAAAGGCAGAGGAGATGCCATCATCCGCTATTACGGCGAAACACGGCGGTTCCAAGGGGCTTATATCGATGATTCACGGCTGGAAGCGTACTCCCACTCTTGGCGCGTTGAAGAAAAGAGACCACAGCCACAGATCATCCCGGACATTCTCACAGCAGTAACCACAGGCAGCACAAGCGCGCAGGCGCGCTTCAACTAAAGAAAGGAAGGAAACCACAATGGAAAAGACTTACGGCATCGGATTCTCAGCAGAGGAGAAACCCGCGACATACAGAGTTGAGAAGCTCGGCAGGCTGTACTACGTGCTCAACAGGGGCAAAATAGTTTCCACTTTCCCCACATGGAAAGCCGCTGTGGAAGCGGTTATTGCATACAAGGAAGGCAGGAAGTCCTGACATGTTCACGATTTACTATGAAGTCCAGACGGAGACGGGCAAGGCAGAGCACAGCCTGAAGTGCTACAGCGAGCAGGACCTTGAGAACACTTGGAAGCTGATTCTCAACACCGGGAAGAAGGTTACAGGATACAGAAGGACATTCACAGAAGACTAACAAAAGCAGGGACAAGGATCCCTGCTCTTTTTTTATGCCTTCACAGCAGCCGTTCCTGCTTGACCCTGCGCTTTATTCCGAAATTATCCCGCAGGATATCTTCCACGCGTTCCGGGAAGCATCGGATGTATACAGCGTCTGCTTCGCCTTCTGGGGTCAGTCCGTAAATGTTAAACAGGCTGTCCCGGTTCCCGGAAGTGTGATCAAGGAAGATCTCGATTGTTCTGCCTGCTTTGTCCGGCTTTGTTTTTAAATAATACAGTTCAAGAGAATTATTACTACCTAACTGTTTATCTGTAATAAATTCATAAGTAAATGTTATTTCATTACGTTCTTCGAGCCGTGCTTTTAAATCTTCGAGCTTCATTTTTCTGTGTTGTCGTCTCTCCCTTCTGCCCGTTTGTCCCATCTTCTCGCGAGAGCATCCCGATCAAATCCCATCGGCGGTTTGTGCCCGACCAAGATGCAATCATCGGAATGATGCGCCCACACTTCATACAGCCTGCCCTTCCTGCCGAGCTTGGCAGTAGCCCCGCAAAAGGGACATCTTTTGAGATAGATTACCCCGTTCATCCGGTTTATTTCCCTTCGGCAAGCGCAAGACGCTCTGAGACTAGCCTAGAAGCCGTTTCTCGCAGGGTTTTCTCTTTTTCCGATAAAGTATCCATCAAACCCGTTATGCCCACCAAATCGGCTTTATTTGCGCCTTCTCGTTCGACCTCTCTTACGTAGCCCTTCAAGGTGTCCTGAATGTCATAGAAGTAACCGACCACACGCTCGCTCGGAGCTGTCTCTCCGGTTTTTGCGTTCTTCTTCGGATACGTGCGGATAAGAGAATATCCGTAGTCATCCACCCGGACACTGTAGGTTTCATCGATTTCCACCAGCTTTGGAATCCTTGCGCGCTTCTTTTCTTCTGCCATATGTCTGCTTACTATTCGTCTCCCTTCTTGTTTGCATAGGCGATGGCTTTGCCTGCCTTTGCAGGGATCTTCTTCTTTTCCTTCGGCGTAAACTCTACATCGATTACGTCCTGATATCTTGCAGCGATAGATTTTATATCGCGTGCTTCCTCTTGGATGCTTGTGTGCTGGACTTCCGCAATGTCCTTCATGCCGTCATAGTTCTTCTGGGCAAAGATTCCCGGAATCTGCGGCATGTAGCCCTTCATGATTGCCTGTTCTCTGTACGCGCCGAGATAGTCCAGCACGCTCCGCAGGAAGTCCCCTCGCGCAGGGTTATCGGAGTATTTCACTCCGGTATATGCTTTGACCTGATCGGAAGATAACCCGAGCGCTTTGTAGCAATTGATGTTTGCGTACTCCATTCCGTACTCGATTGTCTTCTTCCGGTAGTTTATGAACCTGCGCTTCAATTCATCAACATCGTTTGGGTCAAGCTTTGTTCTCGGCTTGATCGACATCATGTAAGTATCAAATCGTTCTGTGAAGTCATCCGGCATGTCCGGGTTCTTTTTCTTCTTCTGGGTTGATGCCATCTTCGTCCTCACTTTCCGTTTTCTCGTCAGGATCCGCGCGCCTGTTCCATTGAATTATCGCCACATCCGGTATGTTATACGGTGGCAGCTTGGCGTAATACAGAATGCAGTTTGGCTTATGCCAGCCTTCGATGTAGTACATCTTGTTCTTTCTCTGATCGAGGTACATAGCCCTTCCACAGAAGGGACACGGTTTAAGCTCTTTCATTTCTTTGTCTCCAACTGAATGAGTTCCATATTCATCGTGACCTGAATGTCCCTGCACCACTGTTTCAAATTGTCGTCTTGGATGTGCTGAGTTATTTCTGCCGGGTTGATGTCCATTATCAGGTTGTTCAGTTCTTTGAAGTGATCGTGATTGTCGTTGCAGAAATAACATTTCTGTTCCAGATCCTGCCGGATTCCGTCAATGTCTTCCTCAGACGGCTCACACCCGCAATATTCCAGTATCAGTTCGGCGCATACTTTCGTTGCGTCTTCTAATGTAAGCATCAGGAGCATTTTCCTTCTGCCTCCTTTGCTTCTCTCTGCTCAATCTCATCCAGCATTTTCTTTATGAACTCTCTGTCTGTATCCTTCAGGGAATCCACGAACTCTTGATATGCCCACTTACGTTCATTCGTCTCACTCATGAGTGAACGAAGCTGGATTGCATTCTGAACCATCCGGGCAACCTCGCATACTGCAATGATCCATACTGCAACTGTCATTTCTTCATCTCCTCAATCGCCTTCACAATCTCGGTTATATTGAAGTGCCTTCCGGTTTTCTTACACTCAGTCGAATGCCCCGAAGTGAATGTCATTGTTGTCGGATAAAACAGAACAACTTCCCCGCCGTTACGTTTTTCGGCGACAATGCATCTTGCGTCTCTGTATTCCACTTCATCTCCGACCTTTGGCTCTTCTGCTCTCGCCACTCGGACAGTGTGCTGAACTTGCTTTACCCTCTCAACACGGTTTCCGCTTTTAAGGAACTGCTTCATGCCATCCAGCTCATATGTTTTAAAGTATTCCTGAAGATCAAGCGGATGCATATCAAACAGAGCCACAATCGCGTCAAACGCTTCATTCACGCCGCGCTCATACGCTTGCTCCGCTTTCCCCTTTGCGCTGTTGCTCTCCGCGCTCGCAAGCCTGTCAAGGTCGGAATACAGTGCATTCGTCAACTTGCCCTGTGCTTTTCTCATCTCGTCAATTACTTCTGCGTAGTATTCTCTACTTGCCATTTCGTTTTGTCTTTCCTTTCTGCATAATGTTTTCTTATACTTTCAGAGATTTTGTGCTTATGCTCTTCGGTCAATTTCCTACCTTGCATTTTTCTTGAATGTCTTTTTGGCTTATTACCGTATGAGTTATTGTATTGGCACGTACACCATTCT